AATATCCTCATAAGAGCCGCCGTCCACACTCGGCTTTACCACCCGGATTGTGGTAGAGAGGATAGCATTGATTTCATCGGTAGTAAAACCATTCAGAAAACCGGGACGGTTTGCATACTGCGTGTTTGCAGAGACAACCGTTGAACTGTTAGGCGATTGGTCTGTCGCATGAGCGGCAGTATACCACGCATTAGTAGCAGCATTTTTGTTGAGCCATTGGTCGAGATTGGAGACGGAATAGCGGTTGTTACCATATTTCTGCCTATCAGAATTGCTGTTACTCGGCTCTTCTGCATCAAAACATCTTAAGTCAAGAATCTCAGCGGCGTGAAGAGTTACCGAGTTCGAAGGATAAGCGGGAGTGGACACATGATTTTTCGCAACAATAGTCCATATTATAGGCTGCGCTTTCTCTGTGTTCACTTGATACTTGCCGAACTTGACTTTTGAGCCTACGGCAAGATTGGATAAAGCCTGCGACACGTTATCCCCCCTAAAATTCAATGATGTTGAACGACAAATCGAAACGCGCAACTTCTTCTTTGTCAATCCAGTAGTATTTTGTTGTTGCCGACCTGTCGCCCGCGTAGTATGTGCCGGAGCGCGTACCGCCTTTTTGATACGGGTCTGGGCAGACTGCCGTGAAACTGTCGGAATTGACGGCGTTGAGTATTGAAGCCATTTCAGTCCACGTCAGGCAGTTCCACTTGAAACCGAAGTTTATCTTCTGTCCCACACGGTTTCTGTGCAAAACAGATGTCGCGTCTCTCTCAGCACTTTCATCAACGTCTGCTATTGAGGGATTCCATTCGGAAGGGTCGGGAATACTAACCCCCCCGAACTTTATTCCCATTGTGTAATTGAGTAATGATATCATGTTTAACCACCCGTAACCTGTTCAACCATCTTCTGGGAGCGTTTTACCGCGCGTCCCAAAGCAACAGACGGAGAAATCGAAAGTTCCTTGTCAGCAATCTTTTGTAACAGTCTGTTTTGTTCTCTGAGAAGTTTGTTCTGCTCTGCGGTATCCTTGTCCGAGCCTGAACTGTTCGCGCGGAGTACGCCGTTCATAGCGTTTGTGACACCTGCCTGAATGCCCGCTATAATCTGACCGTTGTTCGCAACAGCGTTTCTGCCGCCTATAGTTCCTACCAGTTCGGGTCCTGCTTCACGCGCGACGAATAACTGTCCCATAGTCGGGAAACCGCCGTTAGCAAACTGATTATCGAGAGAACCGAAAAGCAAATCGTCAACAATGGAATCCGTCTTAGTCTTGCGAATCTTTTCTCTCGCTTCCTCAACCTTGCTGAAATCGGCTTTTACATCAATAGTGACACCTGCGGTCATACCGTCAAGGTCTTTGACTTTTCCGCTGAAATAATCGACTTTATCCGCCGCGTCTTGGAGCGCAGTTTCCGCATTATTAACCGCAAGTGATGTATCTTTAACGGCTCCTTCCGCGTCTGCGAGGTCGTCCATCCATGATATAAATTGAGTTGACAGTTCACCACCTAAAAGGCTTGCAAGTTCTGCGTTTTTTACGCTTAACCAGTGTATGCTGTCGGTTGTTATATCACTCGCGCTTGTAATGTCCTGCAACGCTCTTGTGTTAAGTCCGAGAGAATCAAGGAAGCCCTTGTTGTCGCTTTTGATAAGGTCATATATCTTCTGTTGTGCTTCTTTCTGTCTCTCCGTAGCTTCTATATTATCTTGCTTTAGTTCGATAAGTTTATATTCAGCGTCCGATTGCAGGATGTATGCGTTTTTGATTGATTCATTGTACGCTTCAAGCAGAAGTTCCTTTTCTCGCGACTTGATGAGCTTGTTAAGTTCGTCGCGCGTCTGAACGATAGAACCCTTGTCGTTAACTTCAATTTCTATAATCCCCATTGAATTGATTTCGTTTACGAGAGTTTTCAAAAGTTCAGCTTCCGCTGTGGTTCTTTGTTCCTCCGGAATGTCGTTGAGTTTGAACGCTTCATTTATAAGCCTTTTAAGCGTAGCCATTTTTAGTTCAACCTCTTTTACCGGAGCATCGAGCTTGTCTACGCGCAATTGTAATTCAGCCGCTATTTCAAGGTCTATCTTTGCCTTGTCTGCAATTTTCTGGATTTTTGCGTGAAGTTCCTGCGTGTCGAGAAATTTTTGCTTCTTCTCATCAAGCCCAACCTTGACAGCCGCAATAGCCGTAGCAATTGTAGCCAGTATGCCTATCGCAAGTCCAGCCTTGCCCCATTTAACGGTAAGTCCCGCTATAGTAGCAAGCGAACCAAGAACCGCTTTAAGTATATTTTCTTTCGTCACTTCGCCTGAAGCAAGATTCTTTATACCGTCAAACTCAAACGCAAGTCCCGCAAAAGATATAGCAAGCGTAGCAGAGGTTCCAAACCCTCCACCGAACAGCTCCGATACCTTTATGCCGAGAAGAGCCGCCCCAATTTCTGTTGCATACTCTTTGATTTCCGCCCATGTGTCATGAAGTCTGTCCGACCACTCGGTAACGCTTGACGAGATGTTCTCCATTGATACCTCTTCAAACATTCCGCTGTAGTCGGGTGTGGTCTTGCCGGAAGAACTGCCCGTGCTTGATATAACGTTCAGCTCGTCAAATCCCGCAAGGAGCTGTTTTTGAGCCACCGCCGAATCCTTAGCCGCTTCCGCATATTCTTTCTGCTGGCGAATAGCCTTAGTCCACGAAGAAGCCCCAGTCATTTTCGCGGCAAGCTGATTCAGCCAGTTTACACCCTCGACTATTCTATCAATGAGCGAATCGAATACGGGAATGAGCGCATTGAGTATCGGAGCTGTCATAGCACCTACAGAGTTTCGGAAATATTGCAGTGAAGTGGCGGCGCTGTCCATACTGCTTGCAAAGTCAGTCCCGACCGCCTTACTGTATTGGTAAAGGTTGTTTACACCCTCGCTGAATGCCTTGGCAATCTGTTTCAAGAACTCATTCACGGTACGATAACGAAGGATTCTTTCAAGTGAACCCGCAACCTTGCCGATAGTCTCGCCGAAAACCGAGTTCTTGAATCTCTTGCTCATCTGTTTGCCGAGGTCTTTTATGGACTTCGCAGCACCTTTTGCTTTGGCTTTGAGTTCGCCAAATTTCGCCGTTATCGAAGCAAGCGGTTTTTCTACGGTGTCGAGTTGTTCCGCGTTTTTGATAAGGCTTTCGAGTATGTCGCTTTGACTTGTCTCTTTGCCCGCCGACTTGAGTATGTCGTTAAACTGCTTATTCTTCGCCGCAGTCGGTTTGGCAAACATTTCATCGAAGTTTTGTTTCCATACATATTTTCGGACGTAGTCGCTTACCTCTTTTTGCTGTCTACGGATTGAAGCCCAATCAATTGTGTTGTCTATCTTTTCTTCGCCACTATCGGCAATACCGTATTTCTTGTTATAAGCAGCTTCCGCTTTTTTCGATATAGCAAGGTCTCGTGCCAATTGCGCCTTCATACGCTGAGTTTCCGCAATTTCGTCCGCGGCTCTGTCTATTTCCGCTTTCATTTCCGCCATGTAACTATCATCATCGGCTTTTTTCAAAGTTATCTTTTGCGCCTTATCCATGCCTTTCATGACGGCAGCGGAGTTTTTCACAACGTCCTTTAAAGCGCGGTATTTCTTTGTCGCATTTTCCGTTTCTGTAGCAAGCGTTTTTAGAGAAGAAGCTGTTTCCTTTATGTCTTTGCCGCCTAAAAAATTGCTTACCTGCGGCATTGACTTGAAATCTCTCATAAGTTCTCTGAGAGGTTCGAGCGTTTTCACAAGATTTTTCAGCGCGCTTTCCGCTTTCTTTGTCTCGGCAGTGACTACTATTTGCAGATTGTCTATTGTTCCGTCAGCCATTGTTTTTGTTCTCCTTTCCACTGAATTTTTGTCGCATAGCGGAAAGCCACGAGAACGCTTGATTTTGTACTTCCGCTTGTTTTTTAGCTTTTTCCGCTTCTTCCTCGGTTTTTCTCTGCCTTTCGGTTACGGAATACGGCTTTTCGGGATATTTGCCGGGCTTTGTACCGCGTTTTGCAAAAGCATGAAGAATAGGAGCGAGACAACCTACAGCCTCGTATACATAGATTCCTTGTAACCACGCCGCATAATTATCTCGCTCCTGTCTGTATTCTTCTGCTTCTCGGTAGTAGCGAAGTTCTGTAAAGTCTCCGTCCCAGTATGTGTCATAGGGAACTCCTATAGACATATAGTAGGAGCACAGATTATCCGCATACTCCGCAAACCACGGCTTGTCAACTGTCGGCTCAGCGTCAGTCATGCCCGTTTCGCCGGAAGATGGTGTTATCCCTTCACCGTCTTCCACTTCACGTTTCCCTTGGGAGACATTTCTTCGATTACCTCATTTACCATTCTGAAAAGGATGTCGGAAAGAGTGTTTGCAGTTTCGCCTTCTTCTCCGTCTTCCGAATTGGCAAATTCCTTGTAAATAGCCATTCTTTCATTTCTCGGTACATTCTTGTGGAAAGCATCGAAAGCCGCACAGAAAAGGTCTTCCTGCGCCGTCAGAAGATGGTCTTCAAGGTTTCCGAAAGAAAATCCGCTTTTCTCAAGTCGTTTGAGCGACGCAATTGTGTAGCCGAGGGTATATGCTGTTCCGTTGTATTCAAACTGAATTGTAGTTCTGTTAGCCATGGTTTATATTTCCTTTCTTTAATCAGGTATCGTCTGAAAGTGAGGGAGCTGTCAGTGCGGTTACGGTGACGGTGCAATGAACAACTTCGTTTACTCCCGCACCGTTTATTTTAAGAGAGTACATTCCCTTAAAATTGAACTTGCCGTTAATACCTGTTGCTGTGTATGTGCCGTCGTTCGCACTTGTACCGCCAAACCAAACGGAAAGGTCTGTTTCGGTGTTCTGACCTGCCTCAAGAGCTTTGTATTCCGTCTTAGTGTAGTTAGCTTCAAACTCAATGCTTTCCTGCTGCTGAATGCCGAGTACACTGACAGATACGTAATGCGAAAGAGTTGTAGCGTCAAGCGTTTCGGGAGTACCGCCGAGGTCGCCGAAAGAGTTTATATCAATGAGCTTTGTGTATGTGCTTCCTGCGTCTTTCTTCATCAGGAATACGCCCATCGAGGTTACAGGGGTAGGTATAGCCATCTAAATTACCTCCTATAGATAACATTATTCTTGTCCGCACATCCTGTATAACGTGCGATAATTCTGTAAATCGTGCCGTCGTTTAAAGAAACAGGCTGCGCCGCAGTCCTCAAAAATCCGCGCATGGTGAACTGTCGGTCTATTTCAGCGAGAATTGATTTCGCTTCCGTTTTACGTTCCCCCGCTTTGTTGGAGTAAATATTCACCTCATAAAGCAGATTCACGTGATTCTCGCGGTTAGAGCTGTCAATCGTGTCCGAACGCACAAGATTGTCCGCTTCAACAATGCTCATAAACGGAAATGATGAGGGCAAACGCTCTTCAATGCCCGATACAGACAGAGCAGGAAACTTCTCTTTGAGCGCATTGTAAAGCTCCGTGTAAAGCACGTTTTCAATGTCAATCATGAGAACACCTCCTTTGCGATGTCGTATATTCTTCGGCGCATTTCTTCTGAAGCGTCCCACATGCAGCGGTTGGCATTGTTGCCGTGAGTTCTTATTCTTCCGTTGCCGAGGTCTTCGCCGTTCGTTCCAGGGTCTCCACGATAGTACCATGTGTAGTTTTGACCGTAGCCCTTGCCGTATGCACCACGAATCATGCCGAGTTCGTCAGCCTTGGGATGCGTCACTGGATTATATACGCCGGTTCCGAATTCGATAAACAGTATTGATTCTCCCGAAGCGTTTATGGCAAGCGTGTGTTCGTCAAGCCATGTCGGCGAAGAATCAACCACAACATCATTTACGCCGTCATACTCCGCACTTTGAAAATGGATTGCCGCCTGCGTTATGCCTATGTCGGCGAGTTTTTCAAGAAACGTGTTCAGTTTTGCTCCGAGACTTCGCGTGTAGTCTTTTATCTGACGCGCGACTTTCCACGTGTTTCTTATTCTGATGTTTATCATCCGTCGACCGTCACCCGCCTTATCGCATAGGAAACGCTGTTTAACGACCGTGCAGCTTTTGTCACAATGTAGTCGTATTCCATGCGCCCGTTCGCGTCATAGGTTAAAGGCTTGTCGATGCATAATACGGTGTGTTCGTCAATCTCAAAATTCGGTTCATCTATCACAATAATTTTGTCGTACTGTATATCCGTTCCGAACGTTTCAACTATAACGTCGCCATACATCGAAGCCGACTTAGCCGCTGATATGTTAGCCTTATACTTCTTCGGAGCTGAGTATTTCGCTGTGTGTTCTCCCGTGTAAAGTCCGTTTTCGTCTTTTCCGTCCTCGTTTCCGAGATATAGTGCATACCAAAATTCACGCTTGTTCTTTCTCAAACATCTCATGTGGGTCTGCCTACTTTCGGAATGATTTCATTTAGAAGCTGTTCGGACACCCATTCGGAACTCCACTTTCGGTCAATACCGTTTTCGGAATGAGAGAGCTGCCCAGACGCGCCGAGCCTGTTGTACATGTCTTCCGCTATGCGTATTTTGAGGTCTCTGTACCGTTCTTCAAATGTAGCATTATCTCCCCCAAAGGGGAAACGGCGGGAGATTATGATATTTTCCGCGCTTTCAAGCAGCTCATAGAGAATGCGTGTATCACTTTCTTCCGTTCTGATTTTCAAGCGTTCAATGTCGGTCATTTTCTCCCGCCTTTCTCATTTCTTTTTGCGTGTGTTAGTTGTTGTCTTCGGTTTTTCTTCCGCTAAAACAGCCTTTTCTTTTTCTTCGGTTATCACTCCGTGCGCCGAAAGTTCCGCAGTATCGGAGGAAGATATCTCAAACTTTTCTCCCGCATTGTGCCACACACCACGGTAATTAACCGAATAATTAGGTGTGAGGTAAATCATCAGGCAGTTACCTTGAGAGTTACAACTTCGTTCATTCTCTCGTAGGAAGGAAGAACGATTTCGGAAGCGTAGATATTTGTGACGGCGGGATGAATTTGTACATTCTGTGTAATTGTGATGCCTGTATCAACAATGCTGACTTCTGTGTTCGCACCGGAAATAAGTCTCGCTTCCTCGGGAGTTGTGCCGTACCAAGTTCTGCCCAGCGCACCTTCGGGAATGAATGTGACATATCCGTCGGGAACGAATGATTTGGTTGCACCGCTTTCGTTCTTATACTTCTTCGAGTAAACAATAGGTCTGATTCCGGTTTCGTTTTCGATAACATCGGAAGCTCTTGCGCCTGTTACATAGCTCTGAACAACGCCCGATGTTGAAACAATGGAGTTCTTAACAGCGGAAGTGGCTTTCAGTAGATTGAATGTTGCAGAGGACATAATGGCATATCTTATTTCAGAACCTGAAACGTCAGCCGCCTTGTTCTTCATATCCTCAAAGTCCTTAATCGGGTCTGCCGTGGAAGCCGCTGACCAAAGAGCTGTAGAGGTAAGTGCAGAATAGTTGTTAGTCTTCCATGTATCGTTGGGGTCGTAGTCGTATTCATAGGCTACACCGTTCGCTTTTATTGAAATAGCCATATCGCCACTTTCGGGGAAAAGAAGAGACATTCTCATACGTTCAGAGACAACATGAGCGCCGTCAATGAGGTCTCTTAAATAGTCAAAAGTGCGATTAAGTATAGCCAGTGCGTAAGGATCATTAGATTCTCGCACCTGAAGGAATTCTTGAATGTCATTTTCAGAGAGCTTATGAGCTGCGCGGAAAAAAGGCATTTCTGTTTCGAATCTTGAAAGTTCGCCAATCTCACGATAAGTTGCCTGAGCGTCAAAAGCTGAAGGAGCGAGAGAAACAGGAAGTCCACCGTATCCTTTTATCCAAGCAAGACGCAGTCCTGTCTTCTTTTCGGCAGGGAAAAGTCCTTCGCCGAAATATGGAATTCTGTTAGAGGCTGTCTGCTCATAGTTGGCTGCAATTACGCGCGGCGTGATAAATTCGCTAAGATTCATTATTCAAGTCTCCTTTCAAATTAAACGTTAGTCTCTGTGTCGGTTCTTATAACAAGTCCCGAAACAGCAGTGCCAAGAGTTGAAATGTCTATGCCGGAGTGAGCCTTTGCTTTAACACCGTCTATAACGCCCTGTACAACGATTGCACCGTTGGGATTGACTGTGGGGTCTACGTCATAAAGAAGTACGCCTACAGCACCCGTAACACCGCTTGAGGGAGCTGTGCCGTCTGCTGTGAGCGGCGTTCCGGCTTTAACAAGGGAAGTGCCGGCGACGGTAATGGGGATTGCATTGTAGTTATTAGTCGCAAGAATAGTGAACATCTTGCCGGATTTTGTTTCTTTTACCTGCATTTTCTATCTCCTTTTTTAAATTTTTTTAAAACTTCAAATAATGTTCAAGTGCATTCTTATTGACTTGATTAGCTTCTGCGGTACGTTTGCCGAGCTGCTTAGCGAGAGCAATTTCAGGACTGTCTTTTTCAGTGCTGCTCCCGCCGTTCGGATGAAGCCCGCGTTCAATATTTTCTTTGAACCTCTTTTCACATTCGGCGTTATATTTCTTCTGATTTTCGAGAACCGCGTCCATGTCACCGTTGAATATTGCTTCTGCGGTAGACTTTGCAAGTTCGGGAGAGTATCCGACTTCCAGGTATTTAGCGGTGTTCTCGGCAATAGAGGTCTTTTTCAGCAGTTCATTGTATTTGTCCTGTAGTTCCTTCATTGCTTCGTCGGACTGAGCCTTAGCCGCTTCTTCGGAGGTCATTTTCTCTTTAAGGCTTCTCTTTGCCGCCGCGAGGTCAGACGCGGTCTTGTCAAGCAGCTCTTTCTTTACATATCCCGATAAGTCGACTTTTTCAGGGATATCAAGTCCGAGAAGAGCCTTGACCTGGTCTTCCGCGCTCATTGCGTCGAATCCTTCGATTGTTGAGGTGTCAATGTTAGGCATAATAAATTCTCCTTGCGTTTTTCGGTCTTCTCTGACCTGATTTTTTTGCGCTTTTATACTGTATCTCCGCAGTCTGCGAATTTTATAAAGCGACTTCTCTGCCGCTGATATATGAAGGCATGAGCCGTATATCCATTATTTTCTTTCTATAGGTACGAGATAACATCTGCAATGCCAGTGTTGCTTGTCAGGTGCTTCGTTAATAGGGAATATCTCTCCGTCAAGCGGCTTGCAAATCCCGCATACCTTTTCGCCCTCTTGCGTCACCCACATCACATACTCAACTCCCGCGTCCTTGTATGCTCTGAGTGCCGTCTCATCAGTCACTATATCGGCGTATTGGGCGGTCATATTCGACCATAGGCTTACTGCACGTCTCCACTCGCTGTTAACGTCTGAACGTGTCCTGAGAGCTTCTGAAAGCCTGTCGCGCTTTCTTAAGACTTCGTTCTCGTATTCATACTTTGTTACGGAATTCGGAGACGAGAGGACAGTCTCGACAAGGGTCTTTTTTGCTTTTGCGGAAATTTTTCCGATGTCCTTGTAACCGTATCGGCTTACTTCTTCGCCTATTTCTTCATATATGGCAAAGGCAAGCTCGAGCATGGTGTCCCGAAAATCGTTATCAAGGTTCTTGTAGAGTGTCGCGACGGTCTTTATAATGTGAAGCTCGTCGAATTTGGCGAGCCTTATCGAGGACTTAGCTTTTTCAAACCGCCGTATTGTTTTCTTTCGCAGTATTTCTATCGCGCTGTCCGTCGTTATGTACCGCTCTTGCATTCTCAAGCTCCTTTTCTAAGCTGTTTTCAAGTTCAGACTGTGCTTCTTCATACCACTCCATACCGCGCTGGTATGCATTCTCTACATCTGTAAACAAACCGGAAATGTCGTAAGCGTCGCGCGGATGAACCTTTTCGTTGTTGAGCAGTTCGCAAAGAACCTGTGCTTTCGATTGAATGTCGGTGAGGTTTTCGCGGGTAAACTGAATCTTAACATCGTTCGGGTCGAGGTCGAGAATGCCCTTGTCTTTGTAGATTTTGAGAATCAGCTTCAAAATCTCTCTTTCTGAACGCGCAAATAGCTTTTCAGTGTCGTTGGCTCTCGCGGAAGCGTCCTGCCAACCGTTGCGGAATCTCGTTCCCATGCCCGTGTCTGCCGCGGCTGAATCTCCGGCTCTTGTCGGCATACCCGTTATTTCATCAATGTAGTCATACAGCGCGTCTATTTCCGTCTGAACGCCCGTCTGAGAGATTTCGGAGGATATGCGGTAAACCTTTGCTTCCGTTCCCTGACCGCTTCTGATGCAGATACACTGACCGCCCCTTGCAAGCTCCTTGTATGTGTTCTCGTCGATTTCGCAGTTTTGGAACACGTCATAGGCGTTCACAAAGTCAACAACATTGTCAACACGTGCGGATTCAAGAGTGTTTATCATGTTGATAGGCGAGAGAACCGTCTCAAACGCTCCTAAACGAGCTTCATTCAGCGGATATTCCACTATCGGAACGCGCTCAAAGTCGTAAGCAAGCCAGTCTACAACGTCATTACCCTTTACGGTGTATCTTCCTTCCGGCACATAAACGTAGTAAATGAGGTTAGCGTCCTCGTCGTACTGTTTCAGAACACCCGCGAGAGGTTTTTTCCCGATACCCGAAGAGTAGATAACAAACGCTTCTCTCGGGTCAAGGGAATAAAGAGCAGCGGGACTTCCGTCTTTCTCGTTGTCGGGGTCGGGAAGAACCATCCTCGGTTCAACTCCGCAGATATGCATCCAGTCGGAGCACTCTTTGTCTTTTGATTCTTTTCCCTCGGAAGTCATAAGAACGTTCAGATAAGCCACCTTGTCGGATATATCCTCTTTTCCGTTCGCCGCTACATACTGAATGGGAGAGCTGAGGAAGAACGAGGATTTAAAAGTAACTATCTTGTTCGGAAGGTTGATAGTGACCTTGTTGTTGTTGTCGGGTCTTACGGATTTGTCTTTATAGCGGATATCCATTATTCCGCGATAAACGTCATATAAGTAATTTATTTCCGCGACATTTGCGCTGTCGAAACCGAGCGAATCTTCAAGCACGGACACAACGTTGTCGCTGGTTATTTTTTGTTTGTTCGTTAGTATCTTTCGCCGACCATGAAGGCTATCACAAGTAGTAAGGCGAACAATATCATTTTCAAGCACGAGAAAAACCTCCGTGTAAACAAAAATAGGGACTACCCGTATGTTTTCCATACGAATAGCCCCTATCGGCTCTTACTGCAACCCGATTGTTACAGCGTTTTTATAGTGTATTTAGCTTTTCTCGAAGCGGTTATTTCAAGTATAGTGACCTCTTCGCGCGATTTCTTTATTTTAACGTCATTACCACGCTCTAAAATCTCGTTGATTATAAGAAGCGCATCTTCTTTGACGTACTTGAGACGGTGCGCGTGTTTCTCTTCTTCCATAGCCACCTCAATAAGGTCTTTGTATTACTCTTACCGTCTGCGTCTCAAACGATTGAATGAAGTCCGAAAGCATTGAGAACGCGTCGGGTACATCGTCATGTGCGTTTCTTCCCGCCATTGTATAACTGCAAAGCATACCGAGAGCGCGTTTATACTCTTTGTTGTTCTTTATAATGCTGTTATCTTTGAATAGGAAATGCTCTTTGACAAATGGAGAATCAACTATAATTCGCGTAGCCTTGTTGGCTGTCGAATATTTTGTAGTAATCCTTGTGATTCCGCCACGAGATTTTACCTCTTTTTGAACCTTTTCCGCGATTTTTCCGCCCGCAGAGTTTGATTCAAAGCGGCTCAATTTGACTTTGTGCCGCAAAAGGACCTCAACAAGTCTTGTTTCAACTATTTCGGGATTACTGTTGTCGCAGATTATTTCTTCGATGTAGAAGTCATTGCCATACTGGTAAGCAATAGGCATTACACAGTAGTCCGCTCCTTTGTCCTTTGTGTCACACACAGATATAACAGCGTCCGGCGAATCCGAGGGAAGTTCAAAATAACGTCTGAGTTCGTCCTCGTTGTAGAGAAGTCCCTCGCGCTCTATCGGCTGATTCATAAACAAAGCCCGCCACGAACAATCGTCGAGGTTGTTTTTCATGTCCTCGAAGTACGCCTTATCAAAGCCGACACCATAGCGGTAATTGAAATTGCTTTCGCCGTCCTCGTCAACCGCAGGCATTACGAGAAACTGAGCTTTCGGAGAATCCGCGTACATTGTTTGCAGTCTCCCTATAGGGTCATGCACCGACCATCTTGTAGCAATGTGCAGTTCCTTACAATTCAGCTTCTTTCTTGACTTCAAATCGTTTGTGTAAGCCGTCCAAAGCTTGTCAAGTCGGTCAATGCTCAATGCTTCCTCAATGCCCGACACAAGGTCGTCGGCGGTCAGAAGCTTTTCACAACGTGTAGCACCTGTAAGGGAAGCACCTATAGCACGGCAGGTAAGAGACGAAAATCGGTGTTTCTTGCCGAGGTCTATTGTCTGTTCCTTTGCGTTGGTTATAATCGTGCCTGCGGCAGGGTACACGTCGTGCCATAAATAATCAGGGTCTGACAGAATGCTGTTCACACCGTCATATATTGAGTTAGTAAGCGTTCCCGAATGTCCCGAAGCAAGGGAACAGCTGTCAGGGAAAGCGCCTATCATCATCGAATGCAGGAAGATTTCGAGAGTGCTTTTGCCGCAACCGGGCGGAACAGATATAGACAATATGTCAAGTTCTCCGTCCACAAGCTTTTGCATTGCGCGGCAGACAGGTTCAAGCTGCTTCCTTCGCGGAATCCAGAATCTTTTCTCCGGTTCTCGTTGAATTTCTATATACTGCATGTAGCTGTCGAGCCTTAATCCCTGCGCTTCAAGCAAAAGCACAGCCTTAAAAAGAGAATTCGCGTCTTTCGACTTATTTTGTATAATTCGCTCGGTGCAATATCTCTTCAAAACCTCCGAATACCGCCACTTTTCAGCACAGCTATTCATCGAAGACAGCACCGAATACATAGCCGTATAATGTTTCATGTTCTCAGGCTCGGCTTTGATGTGAGAAAGAATATTTTCCGCTACGTCAAGATAACGCCTATCAGTGTGTTCGCTCGCTATTATCTCCGCTTGCAGTGCTTCCATTCTCGTTCACCTCTTCCATTCGCCTGAAATAATCACGAAATACAGATTTTATCTTCTGATACCACCTATACTGTACCGTGTGAACAGCCGCAGAATCATCTATTACCATCCACAAATCAAGATTGCTTTTCCTCTTCCATCCGACCTCAAACGTTTTCGGGATGAAGTCGCATTGAGTGTATACCGTAACATTGCACGGTTCTTTCAATGCTTTCAGCCCCTCGGCTATAGCTACCATCGTACAACGTATAGAATTCCATCCGGCGATTCTTCCGCTAATGTATTTCTCGCGCTTTCCATACCTCAACAGTGTCTGCCAATACCCAATTCCGCTGTCTTCGATAAAACCTCCGAAAACGTATATATCGACATATCTCATATACACCTCAGAGGTCTTTTTTATTTCTTGCGGATATTTGGGAGACTAACACGCGCCCCACACTCCACAGCCGACAACCACCCAGTGTCGCATATAGGGTATCTCTTCCCCGAATTATACAAAATCTCCATTTTGTCTAATTGGGTATGTGTTTGTCTGGGTGTGTCTGTACGCTCTCATAATGCTTTATACGCTTAACTAAGTCCTTCCCTGCCCTGCCGCAAAACCGTGAATATATCGCTCTCGCGGCTTTGTGGCGCGTCTCAATCGTCGCTCGTGTCCTTGCTGTCGTATATCTCAAAAACATCGTCAAGTTTTGGCGCGTCGATTTGCTCTGTGGGCGTTTGTGCGACCTCTAAGCGCGTGTTATTTGCAAAGCCTTGTGAACTGTTGTTAAGTAAAAACATCGCGTATACGGGATTGAGAGAGCCGTCAGCACCTTTTTGGACGGTGTTTGCGGCTATGAGCGTCTTCATTCTTTTTATAATTGTAGAATGACGTTGACCTATACGCGACTTAGTCCCCCACTCTATAAGAGTAACGCGGTCAACACCGAGAGCAACGGCGAGACTTGCCAGCGAGGGAAAAGCGTGATAACGGCTGCACCATGATATATAGTCGTTGCAGCGCTGCTCGACCTCGTCCGCACTGTCAAGGTCAACAGCCGGCAGCGCCATAAGCTCTCGCAGAGCGGTAAGCGTATCGGGGTTTACTTCGGTAAGCGGCGTTCTGGGGTCTGAACATCCGTTTAATTCACACTCCAAACGTTCTCTTGCTGCAATCGCTTTGTTGTGGTTGCTTGTCTTGCGCCCTTGCTTCTTCCGTTTCTTCGGTTGTTCTACATTTGTAAGTTCTTCCGTCGTCTCAAAGTCTGCTATATGCTCAACTTTCATTTTGCTTTCTCCCTTCCGTATAATTTATTATATAACTATATTATAACAATAATATTGTATACTAACATAATCCCATTTATTACTATAATATAACTATATTGGTAATAGTGATATTTTAAGGCTGTTTTCCTTCTTCTTTCCTTTTCTTCCTCTCCCCCCCTCCCCCGTGATTGATTATAGCACTAAACTATACGTTTGTCAAGTGTGGAGCGGGAGTAAATTATGTCGGAATTGTTAACGGCAAAAAGAAAAGAGGCTTGCGCCCCTCTTGCTTATATAAGCCCCTCCAATCGCTTTTTGATGTCCTCGTCAAAGTCTGATTTGTCCGGCTTTAGCGCGTCTGCGACTTTCGCCAGCACTTCCCGCCGCGCTTCTTCTTTCGCTCTTTCTTTTACTTTTGTAAAATTCTCTATCCCTGCATAGTTGTCAACCGCTCTTGTAATGTAAGCATTAAGCGACAGCCCCGCCGCCTTGGCTTTCTCCGTCCATTGGGTTTTCTTCCCTTTTGCCGTCATTAGGTTAATACGGTCATATGACTGTTTGTTGTATTCGTTGTTATACTTGATTTTGTTAAATTCTGCCATTTTTTTAATCCTCCCATTTTACTACATTTTAA